TCTGCTAACCAAGTTTTAAAAACTGACGGTAGTGGAAATCTAGCTTGGGTTGCTCAGACTACAGATACCAACACTCAATTAACTACTGAACAAGTAGAAGATATAGTTGGTGGTATGCTTGATGGTACTGAAACGGGTATCTCAGTAAGTTATGATGATACTGATGGCAATATAGATTTCGTAGTAAGCACTCCTACTGCAGTAACAATTGCAGATGAATCAAGTGATACAACTTGTTTCCCGTTATTTGTGACCGCAGCTACAGGTGATCTTGCACCTAAGAGTGGTTCTAACTTAACTTTTAACTCTAACACTGGAGCATTAGGAGCTACAAGCTTCGCTGGTGATGGTTCAGCTTTAACGAACTTACCAACTTCAATTGGCCAGATAAATGAGCACAAAGCTACTATGACAGCAAACCATACAATAGGTACAGGTAATAACGGCTTAGTAGCTGGACCGTTCTCAACAGGCAGC